TTCATAATGTCATCAGCACCACCTTCTTTAGTCCAACTGTTTATGGTTTGAACTGGATAACCAATTGTAATACTAGGGTTTATGTTCGTAACAGAACCTGTAACATATCTATCAGTATCTTCAATAACAATCTGGCTCTTTTGTCTAGTGTTGTTTGCCCAAGCATCCCTAATATCATTGTCACTATATAATGCTGTACAGTCAGCTTCAAATCTATCTTGTTTAGTAAACATATCACTTGGTTCTTCATCACCTAAAAGTATGTTATCACTCATATCACTTAGATTGAAATTATGCTTTATATTCATTCCAGTCAATTTCTGAGTTGCTAAAGTTCCTGTATAAGTAGCTTGTGTGTAAGCTATATTTCTTCCGACAAATTCTCTTGTTGTGAAATCAATTGCATTAGTAACTGCCACCTTCTCTGGAAATTGTGCCATTCCGGAAAGTTCTAAGGTTACAAAACCATCTTGTGAACCTAGTATATCAATGTTGTTAAATCTTGCACCATTAAGCTTCATATCATCTCTATCTGGGTCATCAATGAATAATGCGTATGATTGACCACTTGTTACAGCATTAGCATTCTTATATGTGAGCGTATGCTTGTAAACTGTTGTTTCACCACTTATTACAGCACTTGCTATATCAAACTTCTGTTTGAAAAGTAATGGTAATACATTTTCATCTACCTTAACGGTATATGAAATGTTCGAATACTTGTTTATTATCTTTGAGTTATTAACTTCGTATGTTGAACCCAACATAGAGTTATTCTCTGCCTTATTAACTACTTCTTCAGTATTTGAATCTAGTAGAGCCAAAGCATATGTGGAAGTTGTACCAGTATATACACCATAAGCATTTTCTAGTGCTATACCAAGACTTCTTCGTCTTTTAATTCCGTTAGACATTAGAGATTTTATTTAATAATTTAATTGCTCCTTCTTTAGTCTTAGCTTTAATAACAACTTTTTTGTCACCTACAAAGAACGTGTAACTATTTTTTGTTTTCTTAGCTTTTTCCATATATACATTCTACAACATCTTAAGCTATCTCTTTAACAGAGATACTTAAAACTACTGCGATTTCAATTATTAAATAAACTCTCATACCGTTTTCTGCATTATCAAATTGATATTGTGAACTGGTTATATTTACTTTGTAAGGTCTTACACCAGCAATTAAACCAGCTAAATTATTAGGTAACGCTTCAATGTAATTTAACATTGAGTCTTCAATATCACTCATACGATCTAGTTGTAAATCAATCTGTGACTGAGTTGCATCCTTACTAATGAAGTCACTAGAAATCATAGCAAAACCATAGCTCCTATTGTCAAAATCTAAACCGTCAACTTCAACACTTGGTTCTGTTGCGTATACCTGACAAAATGGAGTACCACTTGGAAAGTCTGTGTATATCTTTTCTACCTGAGCGAAACAAGTCTTATCATTATAATATTTCAATGCTTCCATATCAGTTATCAACTTGTCATGTATAACTTTCTTTATTCTTGTCATATTTCTATTAACGATAAACTTAAATCATCTATTACTTCACTCATGTAATTCAATATTAACGGCATTGATTTTTCACTTGCTCTCTTTGCAAACTTATTAGGTCTAATACCACCACTACCACGATTCATTTTACTTTCACCTGACCTTACTCTACCTGTAGATGGAAAGTCAGCTTCAACACCCTTAAATATTCCAGTTCCTTCATGTACGTATATAGGATATGGTTTTCCTCTATTGTGAGCTATAGTGCTTACAGAATAACCACCAGTAATTTTCTTGTCTCTAATCTTGTTCCTTAAGTCACCTTTATCTACTGGAGCTTCTTCAAAATACTTCTTCATTACAATAAACCTACTTTGTCTTAATCTATGAACCAAAGTTTGTGATAGATGGGGATCTAATAATATCGCACTTACTCTACCTTTAATTGTTATAGCCTGACTCATTTTTTAACACCTCTAATTAAGTAATAACCATCTGTCCCTTGGAAATGGTCTGTGTATTCACTAATTCCAATTACACCGTAGTCATTAGAATCAATTGTAGCAATATATCCAGTCTTGATTTCTGTATCAGCTGTACAATATATTTCAAATTCTTTACCTATATTACTTCTTTCATACAATCTATCCATTTCACCTACAGGCATTATTACGCATGATATTCCTGAAGCGACTGAAGTAAATCCGGTTGTTTCAGAACCAGTAACGGTTGCTTGTTTTTTAACATCCATTGTTTCGTTATAAAAAGTTCCTATTACGCTCATATATTTATTACCTTATACTTATCTAATACCACGTTGTAGTCATCAGTTGTTACTTTCTGAGAGCTGTAAGACACAGAGAAGCTTCCTAGCTTCTTAGATGATATATCACCTTCGCTCTTGGTTGTACCATGGTTAGCATACATCTTAGCTATCATATCCAACATTACAAACTTTAAGTCTGATGGGTATGTTTCGTAGCCGTATGTGTAATCAATCGTGAAATTCTGAGCATAATCTGAAACTGCTGTATATAAATAGATAGCACCATTCTTAGTATTAAACTTATATTCAGTATCTACAGTTAATTCTGTGTCACCATTGTATAAAGTTATTTCACTTATTGGTGAATATCTTGTAAATGCAACCAAATCATAACCACGAAGATCTATTAATTCTTGTGGACTTAAATCATAATTACTACCACCGAAATTTAAGACTTCACCGGTAACGGCTTCTGAATCAAAATTGGCATCTGTATAATTTTCAATTAAAGCTTGAGAATAATCTATAAAGCTAGTTATGATGGTAGTGTCAGTACCACTTGCTACACCTAGAAATTGCTCTGCTTCTGTTACGTTTACAATACTCATTTAAGTTTGTATTAATTTATTTCGTTTTGGATTTCTTAACTACTTTCTTCTTTGGTTTTCTAACAGTCTTAGTAACTGCTGTTTTAAGTTCTTTAGTAGTAGGTACTCTGAAGTCAATTCTGAAGATATGGTTTCCCAAATAATCTTGTTCTTCTTTTGTGGTTATCTCAATTTCATCTCCGGCTTTATAACTTACACCTTTATATGAAAAATTCATTCTTACTCTTGCTAACATACCGTTACCTATTAAAGTTAATTACCTGTATTGGAAAGACTCCGAAGAATCTTCCCAAACAAACAACTAATTAGTTTGTTGCTAGTGTTACAATTCCCGTTGCAAGGGCTGTTACAAAAGCACTTCTCTTAGTTACTCTCAATGCCTGAGCATCTGCTGTAGCTAGATTTACTGAACCTACAACACCTTGATCCAACATCTTCATTGTGACACCTCTTCTATCACCAATAAATCCGTGTTTCTTAAGATCTGTGTAAGCTACGAATTTTGTTCCAGTTGCTGTTGTACTTGGCATACTGTTACAAATAACAATCTCTTTACCCCATGCCTGAGCTGGCATGTTACTTGTAGGTGATACAGGTAATATATAGTTTCCACTTGTGGAAGCTTTCTGTTGTCTTAGAGTATTGTAAATACTTGAGTGCATGAAATACTTTGCATTCTGGTTGTCAGAGATACTAATACTCTGTAGTGATGATTGCATATCTGCTAAGTCATCCCATGTAATATTTGCAAATGTAGTTCCAGTAACCAAAGCAGTTGCTGTTACACCTGAAGCCTGAAGTAGTCCTTCTGAACCACTTGTTACTCCCTGAATGAACTCTGTTTGCTCTTTACTTGCAATAGCTATTCCTAATCTCTCTGCAATTAAGTTGATAAGTGGTAATTCACTATCTTCTATAACCTCAGATGACCAGTCTATAAATCCAGCATATTTCTTAGCTGTAAGTACAGGCTCTGCTAGTACGATTGAAGAACCAGATATAGTTCCAAGCTCATCTACTATATAAACCGTTGGGTCAGTTGTTAAAGCATTCAATCTTTTTACATCTGAACTCATTGATAATATTGTAGCATTCTGTCTGATTTGACTATATTGGTCTACAAACTTTACAATGCTTTTCTCAAATTCTTCTGGTACTAAGTAACCACCAGCTGAACCTGTTGCTTCATTTAGAGCTTTAGCTCTTGTTTTGTTGAAGCCGTTTAGGAATGTTTTGTTTCCTTCGGACATTGCATTGATGAATTTTACAGTTTCATTTCTTTTCTCAAGGTCTTCAACAATTGCTTTCTCACTCTCTGGGGAAGTGTTAAATTTCTTTCCTCTTTCTAGTGATTCTTCGAATTTTGCAGTAACCTCTTCTGCAATGTTCTTGAAGTCAGCTTTTGTTAAAACTTCTTCATTCACTATGTTTTTTTTCTCTTCCATAATATTTAATGTTTAAGAATAATTAAAATAATTTCGCCTTTAACGTTCAATTCCAAGACTATTCAAAAACTCTTTAATGTCTTCCTTGGTCGCTGGTAGTTGTCCTTCATCAACAGGGGTTTCCTCTGGTTTTTCAACAACAGGAAGGTTCTCTTCTTGTTTGTCTTCAACCGGTTGTGGAGTTTCCTCTACTTCTACTTCCTTGGTTTTATTAATTAAAGTTTTTATAGCTTCGTGTATGTTTTTAACATCCACGAGTTCTGAACCACTTTTTTCTATGCCTAATTGTTCTAGGACTTCTTTATCTTTTAGAAACAACTTTCTATATGTCTTAATCATTGGGTGTATCACTTCATAGTTACTAAGTTTCTTATACACCTTGTCATTAAATTCATCGTCACTTTCTTTAACGCTCTTTTCAGTAACCATGGCTTCTGTGTTAGCTGGTACATTTACGAAACTCAATTCGTATAACTCCCAGTCAGTAACTGTATTCTCATCATAGTCATATTCTTTAATACCAAAACCAACTGATACTGTACTTACAATTCCTTGTTTTACCATTCTTTGTAAATATTGTGCTTTAGGATGATCTGCGAATTTCACAGTCCCTTCTAATATAGGAAAACCATCTTCACTGATAGACTTCTCTATTGAAACCATTTTACCCATAACATCTTCAACATCACCGGTTGTCATTCTATGTCCCCATAGTACGACTGGATTCTTTTTATAGTTATCCAGATTGCAACCTTTAATAGAAAGAATTTCACCATCACGATCTTCTACTTCTTTACTTAATATGATTTTAACATCATTATCAAGTGTTGAAGCTTTCGTGTAGGCAACACCTTTCGTACCTTTTTTATCTTTCATTTTTAGACCTTTATTGATTTTATCTTTCATATTAAAGTATAAACCATGTTAAGCCTTCAGATAAACTACTCTGTTTTTTCTTTAGGTAGTTCTACCTTACGCTATATCTGTATGCTCACAGCCAATTTGTTCCATCGCTAATTAAAATTATGCTCTCCCACTGGTTTAGCACCTCAGTGGCAGATCCTTTTATAGTTCCTGATGTTGGCGTTAAAGTAGCCACTCCAGTATTTTTGTTTATTATTCTTAATTCA